AGACTATCCGTGGGACGACTATGCGGCCCCTATTTTCCCGATTCTACAAATTTTTTCGCGAAGAGGCAACTATTGGGGTATGCCCGCTCCGGGGACCGCCCCGCCTCGCCTCGCCTTGTCCTGCCGAGTCCTGCCGCTCCTGCCTTGCCATTCCACGCCCGTCCTCACTCCGCCTAGCCTTGCCTGCCATGCCAAACCATTCCTTGCCCTGCCGGGACTTTCCACACCTCGCCTGCCCTGCCAAGCCCTGCCATTGCCTGCCAAACCATTCCGCGCCTCGCCACGCCTGCCAAACCATTCCGGGCCGAACCCGACCCTGCCTTGCCGGACCTCACCGAGCCGGGCCTCGCCTTGCCTGCCACGCCTCACCGCGCCGAGCCATATCCGACCTTGCCCCGACGGGACCTGCCTAGCCTGCCTAGCCATTCCGGGCCTCGCCTCGCCTTACCTAACCATTCCTTGCCGTAACCTGCCTAGCCTGCCTTGCCGTACCGCGCCCAACCCGACCGCGCCCAACCACACCTGACCTCGCCGTGCCTTGCCTAGCCTGCCCAACCTTTGCCAGCCACTCCTGCCATGCCATTTCCCGCCGCTCCGTACCTTGGCGTGCCGAACCGGGACTGGACTTGCCTGACCCAGCCTGCCTCGTCTAACCACGCCGAACCGCTCCCCGCCCTGACTCGCCTTGCCTATCCTGCCATGCCCAACCCCTGCGCGCCCGGCCCTGCCATGCCTGCCGTGGCAAAGAGAAAAGGGGGGCACAAAGGCCCCCCGATCTCGTACTACTTCAATGCTTCTGTAATGGCTCGTGAAACCACGGACCACTTATCTCCTGCTGCGATGATTCCAGCAACATCCCTATATGTGTTGATCTTCTCGTTGAGATGTCCAGCCTCGCCCTTCAACCGGTTGAGAAGGTTCTCAGCCCGTTCGGGAGCAGCCAAAATCTCTGTGGTCAATGAATAACCGGAACCCGTATCAGACCTTGAGAACATGTTCAGCCTGTGCTGAACTGGGTCGCCCGTAGGCTCTTTCTTCTCAAAGATGACCTTGTACCGGTGGATCAGGTCATGGGCCTGTTCCAGTCGCCGCTCATGTGCGGCTGATACATCATCCCAGTTGAATTCATCGTGGAAGATGTGCTTAGGATCACTAGCCTCTTCAACGATGTCTTCAACTTCGATAACCCCGCCACGAGCCGCTGTCATATCGACCAACGCCTGACGTTTTTCCGCCGGGGTCCATGCCGTAAATTCGTGTTCTGATTCCTGCATTGTTTACTCCGTGTCCTGATTGCTGAATACTTCGATGTTTGCATTCGGGTCGATCTTGTACCGACCGTAAACACCACTGTTTGACTTAGGCGACGACGGCCTCCACTCACCAACACCACCAAGGCCACCGGCGTTGATAATCGCCAGTACCGAGTTCAAGTTGATGACATGCGGCATGAAGTCAACCTTCAGGACACACTTCCACCCGTGGTAGGCGGGACGATACCGAAGGTCGATACTGCCCATCCCCACGCGAGGCGTGTCTTCACGCATGACACACTCGTCAAATTCCAACGGGACCAACATCTGAGGACCCTCTCCATGGAAAAACAACGCAGTCTTCATGCCTACCTTTGTTACCTCTTTGCCGTACAGGCTGCACGCGTTGACCGTGGCAGCCTTGAATGCGACGCAAGGATGGCCCGGAGTTCCGTCTTCAAGCAGGTACTTCGCTGCCTCAAATTCGGCCTTCGGGTCCTTCGGCTCACGCGCTGGCTTGATGTCACTCTTCGGTCCCATTCCCTTGAGAATGGCCTTAAGTGACTTGGGTGCCCAAGCATGCTGGATCAACGGAGAAAGTCCGATGATCGGAACGTGTACCGTATGCGTTTCCAACTCCGGAATGGTGATACTGGCAACGCCCACATCGTCAGATGCCGTAATAGGCGTGGCGATCTGGGCTTTCTTCGCTTCGGCTATTGCCTGTGTGGCAGTAGCCTTGTTAACAGTTTTGGCTGCTGTAGCCATAGTTTAGACCTCCTGTGAGGTGTTATGAATGCCTGAGTGTTCTCAGGCATACAAGTAAGGGTAGCGAGCCCCTAGTCAAAAACCAACCTCGCCGCTAAAATAGTTCAGATTGAAGTGGGGAGAGCGGGGATACCTTTTCCGTCAGACAGTGAAACGGGTTTCACTCGGCGTTCGCTCGGGTATCGGATGGGACCGAGAATTCCGTACCGGAGTAATACTAGCCGAGCAGGTTCCCCTTAACCTAGCGAAAGGAGATGCTAGGCTTAGCCCTCCCCACGATCTTTACGAGTTCCATAAGTTGTCTAGTCCTCTGACCATACCACCCGCACGAAGATAATCGACAGCAGCAGAGAGTTTGAAGTGCATCTTTCCTTCTGCGCCGATGGGGTAGCGGTCTTCCAACAGTCGCACCGTGGCTTCAAACGGGTATCCGTCCCATTCTGCATCGAACAGCGTGTACGGCGCATCGTTCGGAGTCGGGGTTGTTTCTTCGCCACCGACGTGGGTAACCTCTGGTGATTCTTGTTCCGGCGTCACTCCGGGGGCTTCTGTGAGGGCCGCTGCGGTGGTCGTCGGGGCGGGAACCTCTAGTTCGGGTATCGGTTCGGGGTCGGGCGGTATCGTGGTGGTCGCTGGAAGATTTGATACCCATACTCCGACCTCGTTGATTTCCATGACTGGAAGCGAGTACCCGTAGTTCCCCATGCATAGCGACTGCCACACAGTAAACGTCGGGGTCATCGGATTGGCCTGCGCCCAGTAGGGATCATTGAACCGGCGGATGACCATGTTGGCGTCCAGAATCCATTCGGGGATTAGACCTGAACTGAACATCAACGCTTCGATCTCCGGATAGTTGCCGTTGGCCCAATCATCAATGGACAGAATCTGGCCGTCGGTCAGGTTTCTAGCCCACACAACCCTTGGGTCTTCGAGACCCTTGCCGCCGTGGAGTGCTTCGTCGTAGCGGAACACGACGCCGGACGGGATTGTGCCATCAGCCTCCATCGTGGTGATGTGAGCCGCCCACTCGTCGTAGGTCATATGGATAAATCCGTACTCGGTGGAGCAGGGAGAGTAGATCGTGTCGTGGCTGGCACTGGCTGGTGTAGCAGTCAGAACAGCGCCAAAGATGGCTACGGCTACTAATACTTTTAGCATATTTAGATAGTCCTATCCTATTAGATGGGCAGGTGGATCCAAACCAAGACTTCGGAGTTCATCAGCGAGTGACTTTTCCGGAGCATTTTTCAGAGCCTGCCATTTGGTATCCTGTGCCAAAAACGACACTACTCCCCCCCAACTTTTATCCCGATTACCCGTCATCGACTTAACTAGATTTGTCCGGCGAGTGGCTGTCTGGGCGATGATTTCGATCCCGGCGTCATAGCGACCCTGATCGATCATTTTGACCAAGATTTCAGGTGTGGGCAGCCTGAGTGGCTGTTTCTTAATCTCGCCATGTTCATCAAGAATCGCATGCGCGACTTGTTGGGCTGCTGTTACTTCGGCCTTTGTCTTGAAGTACCCAAGTTCAACGGCACGGCCGTCGCGTCTGATACGCGCTCTGATCATTCCCTTATTACTTGTCATGTTCGCAGGGTAACGTTTTGTGAAAGAACTCACAACCTGCGTTACGAGATTTTTTCTGGCTTGGAGAAAACTAGCAAAGATTCGTGCGGTATCCGTTGCTCAGAGTTTTCTCCATGGGATAACCCACTAACTGGAATAATAATCGTATTGATTTGCTTGAACCCCATCTCAGCACAAGTATCAGTATGCCATTTCGTCACATGCTGTATTTTTCCATCTCTGATGTGATCCTTAATGTTAATGATCAAAAGACCCCCAACTTTAAGAACCTTCTTAGCCTCCAACCATGCTTCGGTGTGAAAGTGCTGATAGTCCTCGCCCCACTGCATTGCCGCAGCACTACCTTTTGTTAGTTCCCGACCGAGGTAATGCCGGTAAGTGTGTCGTTTGCTGCCGTCTTTCGCGTTGTGATGGTCGGCCATGCGATTGCCAAAACACGGTGAGGTAACCACGGCGTCGAAGTATTCCTCGTCGTACCCGGTATTCAAAGCGCTACCCACGGCGGTACCTTCTCGTTGGTACGCCCACTCTGGTTCAATCTCTATACCCGTCGTCATGTACGGCAGATCGTGAATCGTGCCGATTCCGGCGAAAGGATCCAAAATCAGGAGTGTGGGATTGTCCCCAAGAATTTCGATGACTGAGTTGAGATGTTTGGCGGTGAACTTTGCTGGATGCGGAGGGGGGAGTGGATAATCAGCGTCGGTGTCTACTGCGTCGGGGTTGTAACTCATGACTGGTTCCGATATTTCTTCTTTAGTTTTACCCAGCGGGGGACTGGCTGACCCTCATGGAGGACAGTGTGACTTGTTCCAGCCTTACCTCCCTGTGCTCCCAGTTCGTCCTGCTTGTAAACGGTGAGGACCCCAAAGGGGGTGCTGTAGACATCTTTGATCTCATCGGATTCGATCAGGTCTTTATTCATGTGATGTGTCCTTCCAACATGATTTACTTGGATTCCAGTGATGAACTCCGCTGTCATAGAATAGCCATGCCGCCACAGCGACGTTGGCTCGTCCGTGGAACGGGTGGTAGTCACCCCACCCGGCTCTTTCGGATCTTTCCGCCCAGTATCTGGCGAGGTGTTGGAACCAGCCTACGGCGAGAGCGTCGGACACCACGTCTGAACCGATGTGATGGCTTTGCCCGCTGGATTCGCAGAAGGCGATCTTGAGTGCTAACACCCTGTCTTCGGGCTTGAAGTATTCGTTGATGAGTTCCCCCAAGGTGGGAAGTTCGTAGTGTCCGTCGCCCGGCTCGCAGCCGTGTGAACACGGCGTCTCTATCTGCCCAAACTCCGGGTAGTTCTGAAGGAGGAGGGCGTGCGGCCCGCCCAGCGAGAGAACGTGAGCCTTGCGTGTCTTCGGCCCGTAGACGCCATCGACGGATTGCATCCCGAGTTCCATTTGGAGGGTGGTGACCTCTAGGGATCGTTCAAAATACCGGTACTGTTGGCCGGTCATGGAGTTAGGGGATCTCGTGTGAACACGCGGAAGTGTCGTCGTAGTTGTGGTCGTACTTGTTGTTGTACTCGTCGTGGTTACCGCTACAAGGGTCGGGCGCACGATCGCGATCGTAGTGCTGGTAGTGCTGGTAGTGCTGGTGGTGGTTGCCGGAGGTTTCGATATGGCGGTTACAGCCCTGATCTGGCCGCTGATCGGAGCAACGTTTCCGGCAGTTGTGCCATCGAAGCAGGATGTCGTCCATGCAAGAATAGTTACGAGAGTCCCAACGGCGATTCGTGAAAACATGGTCGCTCCTCTCCAGTTGACCTGAGTCCTATAAGTTAGGTATGCTGGTGTAAGCCCCTACAGTGTACTCCTGCGGACAACCGGCTTCTAGAGGGTATACAGAAAGATCAGTCGATCACAACCTGCGAGGAAAATTCATGCCAAGCACTAAAGAAGATAATAGCAAATTGGAAATACCATCCGATTTGATTGAAGCCATTGAAATGTCGTCTTTTGAGCGGCAACTGCCGCGACAGGGTTGCAGCGAAATACATAAATTTCTAATGGATCCAAATAATGAAAATGCTGAAGAGCGGGCTAATAAATGGATTGAGAATCAAAAGGCATTGTGGCCAGAAGTTGACCGGGTAGTCATGCGCCTCCACGAAGTGGCTCCCGTCGATACTGCTCTGCCCAAGTGGCACCATCAACCATGGTGGATGATGCTCACTCTTCCGTGGTCCGATGGATTAGATCAAGCCATACGGGATGCGGATTCGTGGTGTGATAAAAGAGAGAATGCCCAGTCCGCGTAATGCTCCGCGCAGGGAGACGGTGACCGTAACTAAACTTGGGAAGTACGGGCATGTAATTTGGGCGCACCAATTGGTGTGCGGTCACACCATCACACGGAAGCGGAAATCGCCTACCGGCGTACTTGGTTGTGTCAAGTGTATAGAGGCGTCTGGTTTTGAAGAACTCGCTCAGAGTCTCACGATCCCAGTTGAATCCCCATTTGATGACGATCTCTCGCAAGCCGAAGGAGAGGCACTTAAGGTGAAAGCCTTATTGGCTGGGCGTTTCGGCGTTCCTCCAGAGCAAGTGGATGTGGCCGTGCGAGCCAACTCCAGCGGAATCATGGAGTTGGATTCAGCCACGATTTCCCTCACACGCAGGCAATTGATGAATTTCTCATAGTCCGGGTTGCCCCACAATCCGATCCGCTGTATTGTTTCTCCGTGCCCTCCGAACCTTCTCCCGAAGAGATCTTTGAAGTCTTTCAATGTTGGGTATCCACTTGTAGATCTTCTGCCCGAGGTCGTAAGCCGGTTCTGGGCGACAAGCGACGACGCAAGATCAAGCAGGCTATCGCCATGTATGGAGTCGATGACTGTAAAGACGCAATACGGGGGGTTGTCCACTCCCCATGGCATATGGGTCACAATCCGCAAGGCAAGAAGTACGATGATATCGAACTTATATTGAGGGATGAAAAACACATAGAAATGTTCTTGACTTACGCCGACCTATTAGACGGCGATTTCCAAGTCATCGAACTATACGCGAATACTGAAGAACCATTCTAATAAGTCATGGATAAGGACGCACTCGCTGGGGCCGTCAAGCAAGTCTGCATTAATTGGAATCTCCCTACCGTCGGCCCCCCCTTTCAAGATCGATGTAGACTCTGGTGGGATTTTTTAAGTGACGTTGAAATTGATTTAGTGAATGAAGCCATTAAACAACTTATCTCGTTGGATCAAAGATTCCCTCCACGCGTAGGACAGGTTCGACGGTTAGTAATAGATATAAAATTGAAGGACCCGATACCTAGCCCTCCTGAGGCATGGGCACAGTTGCGCTCAGCCATCGACGCTTCTGAGGCGGGAGTGACTTTCCAAAAGCCCCACGATCTCGTCGGCCAGACCATGAGATCGTTTCCTAACAGTGGTACTGCGTTGAGAACTAATTCAGATAGAGATCTATTTCTGTCTGCTTACGAGAGAATCGTTCAGAACGCTGAAAAAGAAAGGTATTTAGGTGGATCAGACGCCTGAGGTTGATCTCGTTCTTTCCAAACTTGACAAGGTTCGGCATGCCGGTAGCGGTTGGGAGGCGTGCTGCCCAGCCCATGAGGACGATAAACCTTCCCTCACCGTCGGAATAGGGCGCGAGGGACAAGTTCTACTTCATTGTCACAGCGGCGCTGGATGCTCTTTCAGCGAGATCTGTGATGCTATGGATCTTAAGCCGAATGACCTGTGGCCAGAGTCGGATAAACCTAAACAGAAACTACGCAAAGAAGCCACCTACGTCTACGAAGATGCTAATGAAAATCCCGTGATGCGGGTGATCCGTTTCAAAGACGAGTTGGGGAAGAAGACCTTCCGACAACAAAGGTATGCAAATGGAGAATGGGAGTGGGGCACTCAAGACATAGAGAAGCCTCTCTACCGCTTGCCTCAGGTTTTAAAACAAATCTCCGACGATGGAATCGTCTATGTCGTAGAGGGCGAAAAAGATGTTCACACACTGGAATCAGAAGGTCGGGTAGCAACCTGTAACCCCGGTGGTGCGGCATCAGAATTCACTGAGAAAAAGTGGCTTCCCAATCATACGGCTGCTTTGGCCGGAGGGAAGATCGTCATCATCGCTGACGATGATAAAGCAGGCATGGCTCATGCCAGCCATGTGGCAGCGGAACTCAGGAAAGTTGAAGCAAGAGTAAAGGTTTTCAAACCAGCACGAGGAAAGGACATTTCAGATCACATAGGCACTGGACTGTCGATGAGTGATCTGAAGATTGTTGTTGGTGAGATCAGAGATGAATTCACCGACCTCGTTGATGCCCTTGCCAATCTTGACCACAGCCAACCATTGGGCGTCAGAATCAACAAAGCCAAACGCCTTTTGGATGGGTTTGATACTGAAGATGGATCGAACGAAAAGGGACGGCTGGTGGATTGGGCCACGCTGATTAAAGAGGAATCAGAAGATTCCTACGACTGGCTGATTCCCAATCTTCTAGAACGTCAAGAACGAGTGATCGTTGTCGCGGCGGAAGGGGTCGGGAAAAGTTACTTAGCCCGACAGGTGGCGCTCATGTGTGCTGCCGGAATACATCCATTCAAACGAGACAAGATGCCACCGATTCGCACCTTGTTCATTGACTTGGAAAATCCTGAACGGATTATTAGAAGAACGGCTCGGAAGATATACGAGAGAATTGAAACCGTCGGAAAAGCCAAGGACATGCAAGCCCATCTCGTCGTCAAGCCTGATGGACTGGATCTTCTCAAATCTGAGGATCGGAATAAGTTGATCGGATGGATTGAAGAAACTAAGCCAGAATTGCTTGTTCTCGGACCGCTCTATAAGGCATTTCTGGATCCGGGCGGAAGAACTTCCGAATCGGTAACTACCGAAATGGCAAGATTTTTAGATTACATTCGCAGTGAATATGGTTGTGCCCTGTGGCTGGAACATCACGCCCCGTTGGGATCTGGCACCAGCAGAGAAATGCGCCCGTTTGGTTCTGCCGTGTGGAGCCGTTGGTCAGAGTTCGGGATTGCCATCGTTCCAGACCCCACGGACCCTAGTGTCTTGGAAGTGAGGCATTATCGTGGAATGCGCGACGAACGAGAGTGGCCCATCCGCATGCGCCGTGGTGGCGAAGATGAATGGCCGTTCATTGTTTTGGAATTCTTTAATCTAACGGAAAAGCGGTGATGGACGACAGCGACGAAGAATGGGTCCAGCAGGCTAAATGCAAAGATAAAGACATCCACCTATTCTTCATCTTGCGTGGCGATCCGGAACAGCGATCAAAAAGAGAAGCGGCCTACGGCATTTGTAGAGGCTGTCCGGTTCAGAGAGAATGCTTGGACTACGCGATGATAAATCATGAAGTTGGCATTTGGGGTGGAACGAGCGACAACGACAGGCGTCTGATGAGACGCAGCCACGCTTATACGGCGATAACAGAACCTAGAAGACGGGTTCTTTGGTATAGCCCGCATGGATAGACCGCAGGCCGTGGTTGCGGTGCCACATGAGAATGTCACCGCATTCACATTTTAAGTGAAATCTCCAGAGGCCCGTTTCGATGCCTCGGTTGATGGAATCGTCTAGGTCTTTATGGCACGACGGACAGACATACACGGCGTCACCTCCCGTTACGATAACCATAACACTACTACTAGTAGTAGTGGTGGGAACTCTCAAGGGAACAGTAATTCTCCTAAAGAGGGGATTAATTGGTGATGGTAGATGTTCCACTGGCTTTTGTGTGACTTGAAGTTGTTGTAGTTGGTTGGCCGAGGATCAACTTCGCCCTTCTTGATCCCAACCGCTTTCTCATAGAATTGCTTCTTGGGTAGCCATCCGCAAAAATAGCCAACGTTTGCAGGCACTTTCGTTTTACCGATCATTTCTTTTTCATGGTAGAGAATCCGCATAAACGCAAAGACATCAACACCTTGAGGTAGGTCGCTGTCATCCTCGCGGCCCATAGCAACGCTGCCTTCCCAATTATGTTTTGGCATGCCCTTCGACCATTTTGATTTTACATCGATCCTGATTCCCTGAACATCTAAATCGAAATGCGCATTTGGCTCATGTTCGATCTTTAGCGGACCACCACCGTAGCCATGCTCACCGTATACGGAATCTTGGAGCATCTGCTTGAAAGCCAGTTCTCCTAGACAACCAAGCAGATCGCCCCCGCCCTCCAGAATGGAACCCCGGCGTCCTTTACCGTCGCCCATAGCGTCAGCCAGACGTTGAGCCTCTTGCTTCATCCGAACATCCAAAAGGATGTCCGCCGCAGGTGTCCACAATCCCATTAGAAGTCGTTTATTGATTTCACGATGATCGGGGTACCTTCCCCCACCCACGCACTAAACGTGTTGAAGCACAAGAAATCGTATGCTTCCTCAAAGTCCCAGCCCTCAGTCCAGACGAGATGTTCTACCATCTTTTCTTCGTCATAGACGAGGACCGGATCCTTTGAGTATTGACAGCCGATGCCGATGATGGCCTCGTCAAAGGTTGGATCCACAAAACGCAACGCTTTGGGATTCAACTCGTGGAGGTGGTCCAACATCCAATCAAGTTGTGTTTTGGGATTTTTTGTCTCTGGCATTAGACCAAATCAAGAATCAGGTCTGCTGCCTTTGTCTTCATGTTGTACGACTTGTTACCGATCTGCATGGACGCTTTGGCATTCCGGTCGGCGTCATCAAACCAATGATGGTCATAAAATTCTCCGACTGCGTTGAACAGACTCCAGCCGTTGTAGCCGTAGCCCGCCGCGTTCTTGCGGTTGACATACAGTCCGCGAACTGTCATCAACGTATTGACACGGTTCTCTTTCTTGCGGTCGGTGTCGGCGTCCTTTTCAGGCCATAGACCATTCAGAACCCTGTCAATCTTCTGACTACCGGCAGGAACCGGCACTGCGAGCAGACGTTCTGCGGTTTCCTTGAACGACTTCGCCCAGTTGGATGAAATCTGGAGAACCTCATTTGCCTCTTCCAATGCCCTGTCATAGTTGGCCGTGTGTCGTGCCGTCACGATTGACTTTGCCACGGACTGACCGAACCTGACGGTGTTCTTGCATACTGCCCGGATGTCGGTGTTCGCATATGTAATCGGCGTGGTGCCATCGTGGCTGGTGTGTACAACGAGGTATCGACCGATTTCATCGCCAACTCCCTGCGGGTCAATAATCAAAGTACCCAGATCGATGGTCGCAAAGAATTCCCGACCATCCTTGAGAACACCACAGGTGTCCATGACCGCGTCACCTTTGGATGCGCCACAGACGTTCAATGCCTTTTCCAGAACAGTTTCATTCTGAACGATCCGATACCGATCCTTAACGACTTCAAACGGAGTTACGCCGCCGTCGTCGTTCAGGCGGGCCGTAATGTACCGGTCTTCCATTTCCAACGTCTGACCGTCCGGAGTCACATAATGCACAGGCAGTGATATGACTTCGTAATCAGCCTTCGCCAACGGTAGGATTGTTTCTGCCGTCTGATGACCGGCAACTGGTGTGCCTAGTCGGTGCCATGGGGCACCGCCTTCTTTGCGCCAGACAAAACTGGCTTCTCCTGCTTCACTCATTTCCAATTCGTGTGACATATTATGACCCTCCTTTGGGTTACGGATAATACTATCGGAAGAGGCATCCGTTTCACAACCCCATCGGAAAAATAATCTGTTGGTGTACATTGGAGCGATGGACAGAAAAATCTTACTCAATGATGACCAGATTATTCTCGAAAGTCCATACGACGCGGCTGAGGTGGCTGACGTTAAGCAAATCTCTGGCGCCAAATGGGATCGGCTTGGAAAAGTTTGGCGAATCCCAGTGTCCAGTCTGAAGCAGGTCAAAATCTACGCGGTGCAACACGATTACTGGCTTGATCCGGATCTTCGTATATTGGATCTACCCGATCACCCCTTTGAAAGACAAGGCATCCAACTAAGCGGCGAAAATCTGATTATCAGATTCTCTTACGATTCCGTAAGAGTCGCTGCGGTCCGGCTGATCCCCGGTGCTCATTGGGATACCAAGAAGAAAGTATGGATCGCTCCCGTGTCGGGTGTCTCTGAAGCAATTGAGTTTGCTAGGAATTTCAAACTAGACGTTCCTGAAGAACTTGAGGAAATGCAAGTGAAGATCCAAGAGCAACAGGCCGTAGGCATCGCTGCTTCCCGAGCCACGGTTTCAAATATTCAGATCCCCGACCTGAAGGGTGAACTGCTTCCGTATCAAGCCGCCGGGGTTGAGTACATGGTCAAGCATAAGAAGGTGTTCTGCGCTGATGAGATGGGTCTAGGGAAAACGTTAGAAGCATTGGCCTCTGTCCAATTTGAAAACGCCTATCCATGTCTGGTGGTCTGCCCACCGAACTTGGCATTGAACTGGGCTACAGAGATAGAGAAGTTTTTCCCAACTAGAACATGGAGGCGGGTGCTCAATCGTTCCGAGTTCCCCGAGGAGGACGCCGACTTCACTATTGTCGGCTACTCCAATATCGATTTTCACCCAGAGGCTCTCAAGGGTTACAGGTCTTATATATTTGATGAAAGTCACTATCTCAAAAATCCCAAAGCGAAAAGAACTAAGCGTGCCCAAAAACTGGCCAAAACAGTACCGAGCGACGGAATGGTTCTATGTCTTACTGGAACGCCTATTACGAATCGTCCGGCTGAGTACGGACCACAACTGGAGATCATCGGACGACTCAAAGAATTCGGTGGACTCTGGGCCTTCTACAAAAGATACTGCGGAGCCTTCCAAGACAGATTCAAACAGTGGCACATCGATGGGGCTACAAACTTAGATGAATTGAATGACCGTCTACGGGCGTCGTGTTATATCAGGCGCACCAAGCCTCAAGTTCTAAAGGATCTTCCACCGATCCGTCATTCTGAATGGATGATCGACCCAGATCCAAAGTATAAGAAAGAATACCAATCAGCCAGAGATGACATAGCCCAGTACGTTGCTGACAGGGCGGCAGAACTGGCAAAGGAGATGGGCAAAAATCCACACAGCGCCGCCGTGCGGGCAAGGTTGGGAGCAGAAGCCCACGAATTTTTGATCAAGTTGTCTGTTTTGAAAAGAATCGCGGCCAAGATGAAACTGAAGGCCGTTGAAGAATGGATTGAAAGTCGAATCAACGAGGGTCGTAAAGTGGTCGTTGCTGCTCACCACCGTGAGATCGTTAACCTGCTGGCCGATCAATATGGCGGTTTGAAAATTCAGGGTGGGATGTCTTCGGACGAAGTTGAGGATGCCAAAAAGCGTTTTATGGAAGGCTCTCTTGAGGACTTCCCGGTGCTTGTGCTTTCAATCCAAGCAGCAAAAACTGGCCACACCCTGACTATCGCTCAGGACATGATTTTCATTGAGCACCCTTGGACGCCCGCTGATGTAGACCAAGTGTCTGCGCGAATCCATCGCATAGGAACTACGGGGGCCGTACAGATTACCCACGCTTTGGCTGCTGGAACGATTGACGAAGAGATTTTTGATTTGATCAATTCAAAACGTGTAATAGTTGATGCCGCAACAGAGGGTATTGTTTCTACTGAAGAAACCATCAATGCGGCAAGTTTGATGAAAGGGTTTCTTTCGGAATAGCATCCCCCTAGTAGAGTTTGATATAAGCCCTTCGGGGGTCCTCGGTCCAGCAAGGGGGTGAATCTGATTCGCAGGTAGAAGCGGGTTGGAAAACCTCCGGCCCGTCTCTACCTGTCACTTCAAAGGATCAGATTTTCCAACGCCATTACCCCAATAATCCCAGCCCGGCGTTTTACTTCTAGCAAATAGTTCGATCTTGTCCTGTGTGGGAAACATCTGTTCGATTCGCTGACGTACCTCTTCCGGCTTAGCGCTATGGGCACCCCGAGGGCTACTCACGAATTGGCGCACATTTCGCGCACCCCGAGGTTGAGGGATTCGGCCGCGCTTACCCACAAGGCAGAGTTCAACCTGACTCATCGTATAGTAGCCGGGGTTCACCTTGTGCTTGTCCCACACAAACGCAACTGTGGCCCACTTGAAGCCCCACGCTCCCATCAGGTGCAGGGCTTCTGGTAGGTGTGGATTGCTGGACCACATGAACAGAAGAGACTGTAAAGGATCGCAGATTCCGGGTACATCCATGGACGCCAATTCGTGTCCACTCATTGTCGGATAGTGCCTTACAGCGCCACCAGTGGTATCCCCACCGCTGCCGGTGTGTTGCAATTGTCCCCGGTAATCCCACGGGGGATCAGCGTAAATGATCTGATAACGAGTCACTTGTCGGGCGTGGGTGGACGTTCGATGCGGAAGTCCTCGGTGGAGGAGGATTCGATTGGAATCCATGCTTGGTTGTAATTGTGTTGTTTGATTTTTCTCTTCTTGAGTAGAGAACCATCTTCCAGAATATCGAACTCGTCTTCCGACATATTCAGGGCATTCATGATGTCGCGATCCTCCATGACTTTGAGCAGGGTTCTGATCGCACGACTCAGACGGTGGGGAACAACCTGTCCGCGACACCTGTTTATCTGAACATGCAACAGAATGGCTTCCCCCAAACCGCATTGAAGTCGCGTAACTGGAACCTCTTTTAAACCCATGTCGTGGGCCACAGCCCATCGGGCGTATCCGTCGATAATGGTTCCATCATCCATAGAAACAATCGGATAAAGAATTCCATACGTCTTGATGGATTGCATCAATCCCAGATAATCCGCCTTGAGGGTGTAAGTCGTCCTCCAGTCGGGCACCTTGAGATTCTGTGGTTTAAGAAGTTCGCTCATAGGAGATCGTCTATCTTGTCTAGATCGTCAGCATCTGCAATAGCGGCCATACGCATTCGGTGTGCCTTCGTTTTTGGTCCCACAGGAGAGGGGGCTGTATGTCGGAATTCATTAAGGAGTAGCGTTCTCATGAGATGGTCTAAAGGATAGCCGTAGGGGTCGTGCTTGCGCTTCTTTCTGAACTCCGCCGCGAATTTCATGGCGTCTTTGTGTTTGCCCGGGGACAGCATGTTGTCGTCAATGCAGCGACGCACACCATCCCAGCGATCTCTCGAATAGGAAGAAATCAAACTTTCAATATCAAAATCACCCCACAGCCGTCGCTGTGCGTCGATTTGAGGAAACGCCGCATAAAGATCATCATAGAATTCCGGCTCGGTCGTTACCACGTCATTGAGTCTGCGTGCTGCTACCGAATGTAGTGGGATTCCCACTCGGGTGTTGGCTCCTGAAATAGCGGCATAATCGTAGTATTCGCAATACGGGAAATCGTTGTCTTCTGATACATATTTGAAAACATCATCGGTGGTCCAGTCGTAGATGGGTTTTATCAACCGCAACGGGATCGCTTTGCTTAGTCGATATGGACGGTTGATGTAGTTTTCGTGGAGTTTTTGAACGACCGAACGGTACCGGATCATGGATTCGTTGGCTCTGATCCCAGTCAGAAAAGCAACCCGACCATTTTTTCCTTGCATCGTGTAGTAATCGACGGGTTGAGGCATGACCTTGCTGTTGTCTAATCCAAAATGCTGAGCAGTAATAGCCCCTTCTGGCATCTCCCTGACAAGACGACCTTCTTCTTGGCGCTGCTTCGACCAGAGCAAAACATATTCTCGGCGTCCCAAGACCCACACTTCTTGCCCGTAGGGAAGGGCGTACCATTCCATATCAACCCAGTCCAAATCTTTGATCCATTCCAGATAACGGACCACGGCTGGGGAAACCATTTCTTCGTCTCGGAAGATGACTTTTACTGGTCCGAGGTTTCGTTCTTCGTGAAGTTCTTTGGCCAAAAGCAGGACGGCGGAAGAATCTTTGCCGCCACTGAATTGAACACACACGGTGTCAAAAATGTCGTAAACGTGTTTGATGCGTTCGCGGGCGGCAGCCACCACGGATGTATCTAGAAAGAGACGTTTTCTAGGCATGACAATTAGTTTAAGGCACAACGGGGGATGGGGTCAGGAGCCGAAGGAGGAAAGCGCATGACCCGATCCCCCGCTATGCGCAACCGATGCTTCGGCCAAAGTAGAATAACACTCTTTATTTTACAGCAAAGACAGTTATTTAGATTTGTCAACAATGGTACCGGGCATCTTGCCATTAAGAACTCCGTCTTTAACTAACTCCACTAACTCCGCTTTCTTTAAGCCGGAATGGGAAAGGCCCATTCCCGCTGCAAGTTGTTTCAACTCCGCTACTTTAAGGTTTTCCAATTTGGGCATGGGTGTTTCCTCAGTTGGGGGTTCTGGAACGTCAACAATCGGATCTGCCAAGACGACATCCAGCAAGCCTTCATTCAATTTCTCCCAATTCATTGAACCGGGCGTGACTGCTTCGGCCGCTCCGGGGAAAGCATGCCAAGAAACAATGCCTTCCAATTCTTTGAGAGTATTGAATCCCAACTTCTCACCCATGGGAACTTTTGTAACAACCTTCGGCACCCCCTCCTTTTCACAAAGGAACTTGAGAAGGCGTCCTAAATTTACACTCTCCTGCTCGTTTAAGCCGATTGAGGCTTCCTTCACGATGCCAACAAAAATACATCGTGAGGTTCTGTGTGGAGCAGTCGGATGAAAATCCCCAATTGCTGAATAGCGTGAATCCAGTGTCTGAGCAATAGTGCAAGCGCGTGGATCTACGACATAGTGTGGACGATGAGATTTTAAATCTCTGTTGTACATTGAAACAGTTGCAGTAAGAGTAATAGTTTCAGTAGCCTCTAAAACGAGTTTACTGCCATGGTCCGGCAGGGGCGTGCCCCGCCGATATGGACCCGCTGTACAATTTGCTATCTGAATGTCCAACATGGAATTCCTAAAAGTCTAGTTCATCATCAAACGGATTAGATGCTGGAGCCTTGTTAGCCGCCGCCTTGGGCGCAGGGGCAGCCGGGCCATCACCGTCACGCTTCTCGCGCTTCACCCGAACAAGGCTTTCAATATCCTCAACCGGAATTAAAACCTCGCGAGCGTTTAGTTGGTAGGCGTATCGCTTTTCGCCTGCGTCAGTTTCCCAACTACGCTCTTCCATCTGGCCTTTGACCTCAATGCGCATGCCCTTCTCCACAATGCCTGCGGTGTGTTCGGCAAGATCGCCCCAGAGTTGAACGTTAAAAAATGAGGTGTTGGTTTTTTCCCAAGCCTCGCCAGACTTCTTCCACTTATCTACAGCCAGTCGGAGTCGCAGCATTGCTGTTCCGGTTTGGGTGTACTTCATCTCAACGTCGATGACGTTGTTTCCCCGAAGGGTCATCAGTGATTCTGAGCGAGCCATAATTTTCTCCTGCTACTCGTTGGGTTGTTTGCTCGTGGAGCGGAGTGTATCATACCCTCATGAACGACTCCATCCTCCTGATCCGAGATCATATGATCAGCGTTTGTCTGGACCTTGTCTCTACCGAAGACGAGGAAGAGTACGACATGGTCAAAGACGATTTCACCGAAATGATAGACATCCTTCTAGAGGCAACAAACCTCACGGTGGTCGATGTTGCCTCCGGCGGCGACGATCGCATTTTCAATTGCACCATTCAGTTGGTTACTGATCAGGATTAACGTGCCTCGTTAAAAACGCCATGACCTGTTCTGATGTAGTGAGCATGTCTCTGAAGTCGGGATGAGATTTCAGGTAGCGCAAAAATCCATACCATGTCGCTTGCTGTTCTGCGTCGTTGAACACCAACGTATATTGAATGTTGGTCTTTGCCCCAGCCGAATGCGTAGCCGTGGCCCCTTGTGTGACCAAGGCTTTTGTCACATCTGCGTCTTCTACCCCCGGCAGTTGTAGAACCGGTGGGGTCCATCCATCGTTGGCAATCACAGCAGAACTCGCCCCTGCTGCTGGAGTTTCGATAGAGGCAATTTCAAAATCATCCCACCCCAACCCCTCAAAGAATTCCGGCATCTCGTCCACCACGGACAGCAACATTTCGTGAAGAAGCCCCTGATCATCCTCCCCCAAATCTGATGTTCGGTTATCAGCCAAAGCAAAAGCAATGGCTTTATCGTGGTCAAACGGAACGTACAGTACGGCGATGTGGGTCCAACCTAATTGTTTGGCAGCGGCCAGTTGGTGGTTGCCAGCGATAACAGTTCCAGTGTCATCTTCGTTCTTTACGGCAACAATCGGTTTGACCTGTCCGAATTCTTCATAGGAAGTAGCGATGGCTGTGATGTTGCCCTTACGGGGATTGCCCGGAAGGGTTTCAAGTTGATCCACCGGAATCAACAAATGTTCTAAATCCTTACTTACTTTATGAATCATGTTTGCGCTCTTACGTTTGCTGCCAAAGTACGAAGCGAGTCCAAAGCGGTTCTGATTGAGTTTAGTTTCTCCTTCTTAGCCCTTGAGAGGGCGTCTGCGATTTTCACCTCGTAGTATTCGTCGCTGAGTTTGTAGTCGGCCCACGATTCACGTTCTTTGATGGAACCGTTGGCGGCGAGATATTCCTTGGCCCACGCCGACTTGTAGCGAGCCTCCTTCTTGGATAGGTCTACTACTAGAACCTCAAAGGCTTCTGTGTGTTCTTCCAATTCTTCAACAAGACGAACAATGTTATTTTCAATCTCGATGGGGCTGATAGGGGAAGATCTCACAGAAGTCCTTCTTCTTTAGCAATAGCGTTCAATCTTTCAGCCTCTTCTTCCCAATCGAACTTGTCGATAGAGTTTCTTTTTTGAATGAGTTCATCAAACTTGTCATCACCGATCATCTCAATCGTGAAGATCCCGAACTCCACTGGGTTGTCAGTAAAGAACCGGTGACATGAGGCGCACAAACAGAACGCATTATCTAAATCAGTTCTGGTCCATGAGTATTTGCGGCTGATGATGTGAGCGCATTGAAGAAAGGCTTGTTCCCCTGCTCCGCATTTCTCACAACTACCTTTCGACCTTGTAATAAGGGCGTGAAGTTTGGTGGCCTTGCCCTTTGCGCCCTTGCCGTAGATGTTACTCATTCATACAATGCTTTCCAAGATCTTCCTCAACCTTAGCGCACCCTGCTTAACATCTAGGGATTGAACCGCTTCCAGATTGGCTAAGGCTTCTTCGTTTCTTACTTCAGGATTGGCGAGTCTTTTGAGATGCTTCATCCAGTCGTGATGCTTGCTTGCCAAGCGACCTACACCATATTTTTCTTTGAACCTTCTGTATTCGGGAGATTTGGAAGCCACGAATGGAATCCCAGCGGCACAATATTCAAGTGGTTTGATCCACGATTTGGCGTGGTTGAAGGGGATGTCTCTAAGGGGTGCGATGCCGATATCAAACCTAAAAGTTTTTGGGAGGTTGCGGGGGGATACCAGCGGAAACAGTGTTACCTGTTCTTTTTTGATTTTCACCTCTTCCCAGAAAGGGGGATGGTTTGATGAAAATCCCGTATGGTGGAAAGTGAATTGATCAGGGTCTAGGAGCGGGAATACGTCGGCTAGGTAATCAAGGTCGCCACTTCGATGGGCAGTTGACCCATACCATCCGATAACGGTTGGGCCATCATCCGTGTGTTGTCGTGGGGTGTAGGCACTGAAGTCCACACAATTCTCAAGCATTGCAACCTTAGTAGCACCAAGTTCTTTTGTTGCTTTATCAGCAAGAAAAGGTGTTGACACTACTACTAGATCTGATGCACTAATAACATTTCGATAGATGGCAATATTTTCATCAGGATTTTTAGACGGATCAATATAATCTTTTGCAAAGTGTCTATGATGCATGCCCCAATACCAATCGTCTAAATCGTTGACAATTATTTGGCCTGACTTTTTTGCCGAACGAACACTTTCAGGAATACCTTTTAACATCCACCGTTGCATGTAGATGATATCGCAATCAAGATGGTGATTTCCTTTATGGTCGGTTACACCAAAAATGTGTTCTTTTTTATGGTAAACGAGCACACCAATAACGTGATCTATGCCTAGGTGCGGAGAATACTGTCCTATCCGAATCCAGCCAGATCCACCCATTGCTGGAACATTGTCTTCTTCAACAATGGAGGCAGACCAGTCGGCGGTAGCAAAACCAACTTTCATTAATTCCAATCCTCAAGTTCCGCTGAAATCCCGGTAAACATCCATTGACCTTCGATTGCTTTCCACAGCGCCCTGTCTATTGGGGTTGGTTCAAAATCGTATTCGACCATCATTTCTTTATGCTGGATAATGGCTTTGACTAGAAAGTCAGCCAACTTGAGATCGGGGTCTTGATGGTCTTCCCCTAAGGCAATCATTCTTTCTGCTTCAGTGGCTCTTTGCATGACATAGAAACGAAACCGGCCGATCTTCGTTCTTTTTTCGTCCGATTCAGTTTTGTATCCAGTGATGAAATGACTCGGCATATTTTTTGTAATCGTTATCTCATCTTGTTTTAGCCCCTCCACTTGTTCGTCTAGATTTTTAATCAGTTTCATAAGCGATGTTAACCACCGCCTCTGATTAGACGGCATACGCAAGTAGTCCGCTTTTTCTGGAGAGATTAGATTTTTAACATCTTCTGAGACTAAACGATCAAATTCTGATTGATCCATAAGGTTCCTTAGTTACGCCCACGCAGGGCAAATAGATTTATACGCGCACCAGTTACACAGTGGTCCTGTTTTGGTGGGAAATATTCCGGTATCGCATCCGGCTTGGACTCCGTCCCAAGTTTGATCAATAAGTTTTAATACTGTTTTCCGTCTTTGGGGAGTGGGGTCGTATCTTTTAAACTCTTTGAATTTTACATACATTATTTCAGCGTTGCTAACTTCTAAATCATTCAAACGTTCAAGCATTTCTACATAAAGAACGATTTGAAAAATCTTATCACCTTCATATTGAGGCTTGGAGACTTTTCCACTTTTGTAATCCGTAACAGTTAGCGATCCATCCGCTTCCTCAGTCCAACGATCAATGAACCCCAAAAGGGGAACGTCGTTGATGGAAGCGGAGAACTTGTCCTCTATCCCACGAATCTTAACATCTGGTGGATTCTCCATGCCGAAAACGTTTTCGACACACCACCATGCCTGCCAACGAAAGTCGTTTATGTTCTTGATCCGAACAGTGCTGGTTTCTTCTATGAACTTATTTTCCCACAGTTCCC